CAAAGTCCTGTTGCCAGGACCGGTCACGATAGTCTTAGTTTGACTCATAACGCAAGTTGTGTCTTAAGCGACGATTGTCGGCGGCTGGTCCCTCCCTAAAGGGCTAGATGATGCATCTAGTGGAATGTATCCAAGGGTACCAGAACCCTACCCTAAACCTCCCTAACTAGGAGGAGAAGAGAATGTTTCCAGTGCAGGATTACTGCGGGTGAAATTCCCAAATTAATGCCAACAACATGGGGCTCTTCTGTACATTACCACAACCTCGGATAATACCGAGTGATGTAACATGGTACTCAAGGAGCACACCAAGTTTCTAAGTTGGCTAGGTAACTACCCGTAAAATCTTGTCTCGAGAGGAAACTCTCGGGGCAAGGGGGCTTAGGAATGGAAGTGACGTTGCCTTGAGCAACCATGGAGGTTAACCACCTGGGCTTCATCGCCTGCCTGCAGCCCGCAGTCCCTTACGGGGGGTTGCGGAAACTGAAGGATAGCTCCCTCACGGGATGCTAGGTTACAAACTTAAAAAAGTTATAATCTAACATGACGCTGAAATTAGCTTTACAGCTAAAGACGGCATCAGCTATTTGGCAAAAAGCTGTAAAAAGCTTTTCATCATTGTCGGAGCGTCTCATCCGAGCCGTCCCGATGATGATTGGTGGACAATCCCGTGGTTGGGTTAAGGCTGTGTTCCATTTCACTAGGTTAGTGATGAGGATTAAGCATAACCAAGGTTCCAAAGGTCTGGCCATCTTCCTGAAGGCGAACATGCTGTTAATTCAGCGTGTTTTAGCCGGAAGTAAGTTGGTCAATCCTCGGGATGCTGGCGTTGCTACATCCGTAACGAACCGGGGGATCCCGCGTTGGATTCCAGTCTTACATCGTAAGCTGCTCCTACGTGGGGATCGCACCGTGATTTCCTTCTACCTTGGTCTTCTAACCCTTTACCGGGTTGTTGACTATCGTGGGAAGTTATCACTATCTACGGTTACAGATCCTGGAAAGGATATAAACCCTAGTCTAATGTCCGCTTTCCGTGAGTTCCTAGGAACTTTCGTTAAGTGGTCAAAGGATTTTGGTATTAAACCTTATCTAGGAGTCCGTGATCGTGAGGACTCAGCCTTTTGGGGCGACCCGAAAGGTCTGAGAGGTGCGATTCGGTTAGTGGCATTCTCTTCCGTTTGGAAGTGGATGTTCACTTCCGGTCCTAATTCCTACTACAGCAAGGTACTCGCCGTGGGTAATGCTTGGATTGATATGATCGCGATTCATTCGCGACCTACCCTTTTCATGCATATGCACCACTGGCGGGCCTTCACCGGTGACTCTGAATTGACATGGCTTCCCTGGTTCGATGATGTCGTTAAGACGTCAAAGGACTGGTCGAAGAGGTGTCACGCTACCCAGACCCAGTTAGGGATGAACCCCCAGTTCAGTCCCGACTCGGAATGGTGTGGCGGTCAGGTTCAGTTCGATGTTGGTAAGCTTTCTGTAGTGGAAGAACCCGGCAAGAAGCGAATCGTCGCAATGGTGGATATCTGGACGCAATGGTTATTATACCCTTTGCACCGGTTTATCTTCGACAAAGTCTTGGGGTTAATCCCTCAAGACGGTACGTTTAATCAGGCGAAACCCGTAAGGGAATTGCTTGAACGTGCCTCGAAGGCAGGCCGGACGCACTTCTGGTCTTACGACCTTAGTGCGGCAACGGATAGACTTCCCATTTTGTTACAGGTACATGTCCTTGGAGCTTTCTCCCTTGAGTCTTTTGCTCACCTTTGGCGCGCACTACTAACTGACCGTGACTACCGGACTCCAAAAGAGTTCGGTACCACTTTTGGCAAAGGTTCTACCTTTGTCAGATACAGCGTAGGGCAGCCAATGGGGGCTTATTCTTCATGGGGAATGCTCGCATGGACCCATCATGCTATAGTCCAATTCGCCGCCTGGCGAGTGGGACATAGATCTTGGTTCACATGGTACGCGGTGCTCGGAGATGACATTGTGATCTGTGATCGCGATGTCGCCTCTGAGTACGTACATCTGATGGACGAGTTTGGAGTTAAGATTGGTTTTCACAAATCAATCATCTCTTCGAACTCCTCATTGGAGTTCGCCAAACGGTTTTACTATCGAGGGAAGGAGGTATCTCCTCTCTCTCTTGCTGGTATCTCCGTTGGGTGGTTGGGACCAGGGTTCGTACCCGAAGTCCTCTCCGCTTGCGAAGCAAAGCTTGGTATAGAGATTACTCTATATCAGGTGGCGCGGTACGTAGGTGTCGGATTCAAGGCGGCCTCGGCAGCATCCGCAAGGGTGCTGACAGGGCTTCCACGGATCCTTTCATCCTCGCTTTTACTTCTCCTTAGACCTGGTGCTCCGAGAGGAGCAGCTTCACTCTTAGACTGGTATCTCGCTGTCACCATGACAGGTGATACTAGAGCTAAGATGAAGGTGAG